AATTCCATGATCGGAGTGGACCGTCGCACGGGGCAGCCGCTGTCCGGCCAGGCGCATTTGCGGCAGTCCATTGAGGACATACTGAGCACGCCTGTCGGCAGCCGCCGCATGCGGCCGGAGTACGGCAGCCAATTGCGCCGCTATGTCGACCTGCCAGTTAACGAAGGTTGGAAAAGCGCGGTGCAGGCCGAGGTGGCCCGCTCCTTGGGACGCTGGGAGCCGCGTTTGAAGTTGGAGCGCGTCCGGGTCATTGCCGTTGTGGATGGTCAAATCACCCTGCAACTGACGGGCTCCTACATCGGTGACGGCGTGGTGCTGGAGGTAAGCGCATGAGCACTATTGATCTTTCGGCGCTGCCTGCGCCGCAAGTGCTGGAAAGCCTGGATTTTGAAGAGTTGTATCAGGGCGAGCTGGCAACGTTCCGCGAGTACATGGGCGACAACTGGACTGCCCTCCTTGAAAGCGACCCGGTGACCAAGCTGCTGGAGCTGGGTGCCTATCGTCGTATGCAAAACCGGGCGCGGGTCAACGATGGGGCCAAGGCGTTGTTGTTGGCTTATGCCACGGGCGCCGATCTGGAACAACTGGCGGCCAACGTGGGCCTTCAACGTCTCGTGATCCAAGCCGAAGACCTGATCGCCGTGCCGCCGGTACCAGCCGTGATGGAGGAGTACGACGCGCTACGCGAGCGGATCCAGCTGGTGTATGAGGGGCTGACCACGGCCGGCCCGCGAAACAGCTACATCTTGCATGCCCGTAACGCCTCGGGCTTGGTGGCCGATGCCACAGCCGAAAGCCCAACACCGGCTGAGGTGGTGGTGACAGTGTTGTCCCTGGAGGGCGAAGGGACGGCCAGCGCGGAACTGCTGGCCCAGGTAGACGCGTATCTCAGCGATGACGACCGGCGCCCCGTAGCTGATCGGCTGACGGTGCAGAGTGCTGAGATCCTGCCCTATCGGATAGATGCAGTGGTGTACCTGACCGGCACCGGTCCTGAAAACGAGGCGATTCTGGCCGAGTGCAATGCCCGCCTGGAAGCCTGGAAGAATCCCCGTCGCCGCTTGGGTGTCGAGGTGGCTCGCTCGGCCATTGACGCGCAGCTACATCTCAGCGGCGTGGCCCGCGTTGAAATCCCTGGCTGGGAGGATATTCGGCCGACCAAGGCCCAGGCGGCCTGGTGCTCGGGTTTTACCGTAACGCGAGGTGACTGATGAAAAGCTTGCTTCCGCTCAACAGCACCCAGCTCGAACGGGCTATCGAGGTGGCCACCGACGAAACCACTGAGGTACCGCTCAGAACCTTGTACAACCCCGACACCTGCCCGGCTCATCTGCTGTACCAGTTGGCCTGGGCCTGGTCGGTTGACCGTTGGGATGACACTTGGCCTGAAGAGGTCAAGCGCTCGGTCATTCGTTCGGCGTTCTACGTTCATGCCCACAAAGGCACCATAGGTGCCCTGCGCCGGGTGGTAGAGCCATTCGGTTACCTGATTGAGGTGGTCGAGTGGTTTCAGACCGAGCCGGTAGGCGTGCCAGGAACGTTTGCCTTGAAGATCGGCGTTTCTGATGAGGGCATCAGCGAAGAAACCTATCAGGAACTGACGTGGCTGATCGACGACGCTCGACCGGTGAGCCGCCACCTGACCGGGCTGGCGATCAGCCTGGAAACCCAAGGCGATTTGAATATCGCCGTGTCCCTCTACGAGGGCGACGAAATCGACGTTTACCCACCCGTCATGCGTGACATCGAGGTCACCGGCAGCTTTGGCGTGGTCGGTCGCGAACACACCATAGACACCCTGGACGTTTATTATGATTGATGCGAATTCGCAGTTTTTCGCGATCCTCACGAACGTGGGGATGGCCAAGCAGGCGAACGCCGATGCACTCGGCATTCCCTGGCTGATCACACAAATGGGCGTGGGTGATGCCAACCCGAACGGGCTGGCCGATCCGCCCAATCCGGTCCCATCGGCCAGTCAAACCAAGCTGCTCAATGAGTGGCGCCGCAAGCCGCTCAATCAACTGAAGATCGACCCGGTCAACCCGGCGGTGATCATTGCCGAGCAGATCATTCCGGCCGATGAGGGCGGTAAGTGGATCCGCGAAATTGGCCTTTACGATGCGGACGGCGATCTGGTGGCGGTGGCCAACTGCGCGCCAAGCTTCAAACCGCTGCTGTCGCAAGGCTCGGGTCGCACGCAAATCGTGCGCATGAATTTCATCGTCACCAGTACCGGCAACATTCAGCTCAAGATCGATCCGGCGATTGTGCTGGCCTCCCGGGCCTACGTGGATGCGGCCATTCTGGAAGTGCTGCCGGCGAACAAAACAGCCGGCGAATTCACCCGCGTTAAGGTCAATAATCGCGGCGTGGTGGTGTCGGGTGATAACCCGGACACACTGGCAGAGATGGGGATCACGGACACTTACACCAAGGTGCAAGTTGAGGCGATGATTGCTGAGGCTTCGGCCCTGCCGGTTGGCACGATGGTGGGCTTCCCGGTAAACAAAACTCCGCCCGGTTTTCTGGAGGTCGATGGTAGCGTTAAAAGCATTGCGGCCTATCCCGATTTGGCGGCTTTTCTCGGTACAGCCTTTAACAAGGGCGACGAGGGCGACGGTAACTTCCGATTGCCGGAATCGCGCGGCGAGTTCCTGCGTGGCTGGGACCATGGGCGCGGGATCGACGCCGGCCGTCTGCTTGGCAGCTATCAGGATGATGCCTTTGAGAGCCACAGGCATGAGCTGAGATACAAAACCACTACAGGTAGTGCATCCATTACCCCTGCAACCGGGTCTGGCGCTATTACGGCCTCTAGTGGGTATATCGGTAGAAACAGTATTACCCCAACTGATCATGCTTACATGACCGATGCAGTCGAACTGTCCGGCGGCACCGAAACCCGTCCACGCAACTTGGCGGTTATGTGGTGCATCAAGGCCTGGAACGCGCCGATCAATCAGGGAAACATTGATATCGCGGCACTGGCTGTATTAGCTGGTCAAGCAACCGAAATCAATCGAGGAACTGCGCGATTTGGTACGCCCTCCGAGCAAGTGGCTGGCCTTCTTCAAACCGTTATGTCTAACCCGGCCGGGGTGTTGGCGCTTTTAGCTGCGTGGTTCCCTAAACGAACATTTGCGGTGAATGACTACATTCGACTCCCAGATGTGCCTGGCGGGCTGATCTTTCAGTGGGGAGAGGTCACGGCAACAAGTTCAGCTCATACAGTGAGCTGGCCAATCCTATTCCCTAATGCGGTGCGCCAGGCTATTGGTTTTGACCAGACCAATGGCGCGCCGTTTTTCGCTATTGCTACCGATCCGACCGCTTTAACCAATTCTTCCGGCCGGTTCGTTTCTTCCGGGACATTCGGGCTTTTCGGATTTTTCGCCATCGGGTACTAAGGATCTGCTATGTACTATTCAAGTTCAGTCAACGGCTTCATTCCGGCCGCCTGGAAAACTGACGGGACTTATTCTTCCGAATCCTGGCCAGCGGATGCAGTTCTGCTGACAGAGGAAGAACAAGCGACTTACTGGAAGCAATCCCCGCCAGAAGGCAAGCGGCTTGGCTCCAAGAGTGGTCGACCTACGTGGGTTGACTTGCCCCCGCTTACCGGCGCCGAGATTGAAGGCGCTGAGCGCTCCTGGCGTGACGGTGAGCTGTCGGCGGTCATGTGGCTGCGAGAGCGGCACCGTGACCAGCAAGAAATAGGTGGAGAAACGACCATTACCGCCGAGCAGTTCGGCGCGCTGCTGGTGTACATGCAGGCTCTTCGCGACTGGCCCCAGTCGGACAAGTTTCCTGACGTGGAATTCCGGCCGATTGCGCCGCCCTGGATCGCTGAACAAACCCAGTAAACGCCCCGCACTGACGGGGCGTTACTTTTTCCGCTTTACCCACTCAAGGCCCCGCACTGCGGGGCTTTTTCGTATCTGGAGAATCTATGAGCTTCTTTCACGGCGTTACCACCACGAACGTCGACACCGGCGCTCGTGTCATCGCGTTGCCTTCGTCCTCGATCATTGGACTGGTTGACACCTTTGTGCCGGCGCCGGCCTACAGTGCGCAGCCGAATGACCTGGTGATGATCACCAACGAACGCGAAGCGGTGGCCGCCTTCGGGCCCGACTCGGCAATGACCAAAGCCTGCAAGGCCATCTACACCCGAGCCAAGGCGGTGATCGTGGCTTGCGGTGTGGCCGTGCTGGAGAATCCAGCCGAACAAATCTCGGCAATCATCGGGGGCGTGCAGGCCAACGGTAAGCGTACTGGTCTGCAAACGCTGCTGGATGGTAAAAGCCGCTTTAACGCCCAGCCGCGGCTGCTGGTGACCCCCAAGCACAGCTCGACCCTAGCGGTCGGTACGGCTCTGGTTGCACTGGCAGATAAGCTGCGCGGCCTTGCCATCCTCGACGGTCCGAATACGACGGACGAGGCCGTCATGGCTTACGCCGAGAACTTCGGCGCCAAGCGGGCGTTTTTGGTTGACCCCGGTGTGCAGTATTGGGACACCACGGCGGATGCTACGGTCGATGCGCCGGGCTCTGCCTGGGTGGCGGGCTTGTTCGCTTGGACCGATAGCGAATACGGCTTTTGGGCATCGCCTTCGAACAAAGAGTTCGTCGGTATCACCGGCACCTCGCGCCCGATTGAGTTTTTGGACGGTGACGAAACCTGCCGGGCCAACCTGCTCAATAACGCCAATATCACCACGATCATCCGTGACGATGGTTTCCGTCTGTGGGGCAACCGCACGCTGTCGAGCGATCCGAAGTGGGCATTCGTCACTCGCGTACGAACGATGGACATCGTCATGGACGCAATTCTGTACGGCCACAAATGGGCGGTCGACCGTTCCATTACCGCGACGTACATCAAGGACGTGACCGAGGGGCTGCAAGCCTTCATGCGCGACCTGAAAGCCCAAGGCGCAATCATCAACTTCGAGGTGTTTGCCGACCCGGAGCTG